CCACCCCCCCCCCGCCCCACTTAAAGATGCTTAAGGTGACTCTTTCTCATGATTTTGAAGACAGATTACATAAAATTTCAAAAATGATGAACAAAAATGAATCTTACGTAATGAAAAAAGCGATTCATACTTTTATAGAAAATATGGAAGATTATTACTTAGGACTTAAAGTTCTGAAAGAATATGAAGAGTCTGATGATAAAACAACTTATAGCATGGAAGAGATAGAAAAAGAATTAAGAGAGCGCCATGTGGCGCGTTGAGTGGAGCAAAAAAGCTAGAAAACAATTAAACAAACTTGATCCGTTTATAGCTGAAAAAATTGTTAATTATGTAAAAGAAGTTTTAGAAAAATATCCAGACCCTCGCGAAAAAGCAGAAAAATTGGTAGAAGATAAAATAGGATGGTATCGTTTTAGAATCGAGGATTATCGCCTAGTTTTTGAAATGAAAGATCATATTCTTCTTATTGTTGTAATTGGTGTTGGACACAGGAAAGATATTTACAAGGATTAGAAAAGGAAATTGACCATGAAAAGAATAGGATTTGCATTATTATCTATAGATGGTTGAATTTTTTCTGAGATTAAGGACATTAAAATGGATTGGACACAAACTTTAGCGATTATTGCGACTCTCATAGGAGCAGTATTTACATTCTACAGGCTAACGCGGGATGAAATTACTGTCATCAGAGAAGATATGAGGCGCATAGATGAGAGATGGGAAAAAATGGATGCGAAATGGGAGCGTCTTTTTGAGCGGCTTCTTATTCAAGATCAGCAGAAGGTAAAATAAATGGATTGGATACAAACCCTTACAATTATCGGCTCTATGATTGGAGCTACATATGCTTTTTATCATATTACGGAAAAGCGGATAGATAAGTTTGAAGAAAATATGAAAAGAATGGATGATATCCATAGAGAAGATGTTCAAAGAATGGACTCAAAGTGGGATCAAGCTATTCAACGTATGGACGAGAAATGGGAGCGTTTATTTGAACGTCTGCTGCTTCAAGATCAACAGAAGGGCAGATGAAAAATGATTAATTATGCTGCCCCCATAAATTCTATAAATTGTTAAAATCTGACAGGATTAAATCTGAGAAATTGATGTGTAGGTTGATAAGAATCTTCAGGATATGCTCTTTCAGATGCAATGCCAAGAGGGTTATTATTATGTATAACAGGCCAATAATACTGATTATTAAAATTACGATGAGTGGTATATTGGCGCTTCTCTAGCGGAAAATCACCCCCCAGTTCATTTTCTTTATTAGGCATAAATTTCTGAAGACCTTCATTATCAGCATAAATAGAGAGGGGAGAACGTTGATTTTGCCAAACTCCTCTTCCACGGTTGGGTCGAAGATCTGTAGTATTAGATTGAAGTGTATAAATCTTCTTAGGAGAACGTTGATAGTGAGAATTTAATCCTGGATATTGTGCATCGGCACAAAGCTCTGGATGAATACTATCACAAAGGAGTTGAGAAGCTTGATTTAAGGGAATTCCAGGATTACCATAAGTTTTCATTCTCCAATTACCAGGCCTATATGCTCTTACTTGTTTATTGATCATGGGATCAGTAATTTCATCCGCATAAGAACTTTTGTTATAAGAACCAACTCTATCTCCCATCCAATGATAATTAGATTGATTATTGGCTATCAATGGTGCAGTTAAACTAGGGGAGTTAAAATAAGGTACCCAATCTTGCTTCCCATAATCTTCCCAAAATTTGTTTATTCCTGCCTGCAAATTGTGCATATTACGTGGCTCTTCTGTATACAACTTTAAATTTGGATTAGGCTCATTTAGAAGAGCTTCAAAAAGCCCCAATCTATTTTGTAATTTCTTATGGGAACGGAGGTCATTATAATTTTTCAGAAGAGGTTTATCATAGAGTCCTGCAACATTATAAATAAGATTAGGATATAGTTTAGATATCTTGCTCACGTCATGTTTATAGTTATTAGCAACAGAGTTTGCATTATGAGATCCACCTCGCTGTTCAGCAAGATACCATTCAGGTGTAACTAACAAACCTAAATCATTAGGGTGAGCTTGCAAAAAATTAGAAAAATCCTTGGAAACATTTTTTAAAAAGTCAAGATTATCGCTTACAGAAGGAATGTCGCCGCTATCAAAAGTATTTGCAATCCCAACATGTAATTGCCCTTGACTCCCATTTAAAATATTTCTTAATTTATCAGCATGTTTTTGTTTGATCTTTGGCATTATTAACCTTTCGTTAAACGTCCTAAAAAGTTGCGATGAGATCTATATTCTTTCCCATTGAGTAAGAATGGTCCCGAACTCCCTCTTGCTGAGAATACCAATGCAAAAATTTCACTTTCTTCTGTTCTATAGGCAAAATCAAATTTTTTACCTGGATAATAAGTATTGCGAATTCTAATAGGACAAGAATAAGCTTGCCAATATAAAGGAAATTCTATATCTTTTATTTGTAACATGACATAGTTATCTTCTTCTCTGCAAGGAACCCATTTCTTTTCTCCCATGTCTTCAAAATCTTCTTCTCGATGCTCAACATGTAATGAAAAAGAGTCTCTAATAAATTCTCCTTCTGCATGAGAAGATTGTAAAAGTGTACCATTCTTTAAATGAAAAGATTTAACCTGAACATCTTCTTCTGATGCATTGAGAAAAGTTATTCCCAACACTTTAGAAGCATGGAGAGGCATGGAGACCAAGAAGAATAAATAGAGGAAATATTTCAGTTTCATTGACTTAATATTCCATACAAAATTAGGAAAAGCTATACTCGATCCTATTCTATAACTTTTACGAATGTTTTCAAGAGGTATTTTTTATAACATAATACTGATAAAAAATTATTTATGTTTCTTATTTTCGTAAAATTATCCTTTTTTTATCTTCCATAACGGCAGCGTGATAATTTCAGGCATTTCAAGTGTACTTACGTTGTCCGAAACTTTAGCCTTTTCTTGTGCAACTCTGACTAATTCTTCCACATATTTCTCTGCGGCTGCTTTATTTTCGCAAACAGCACGGATTATAAAGCCGCCCTTACCCATGTGCAATCTTTTGACAACGCCAAAGACATGCTTTTGAAAATCAAGATTTTTCATTGTCTTTACTATATCCTTGTGGATTTATCCCTTTAATTCTTTTAAGTTCTGTAGTCATCATTTCTTACTTCCGCCGTATAAAAAGTTTGTTTGTGATGTCTATAAAATCGAAAGCAGTTAATTTTTGTTTTTCAAGATTTAATACATTAATTTCAATGTTTCGCCAATTTAATTTTTCAGGATCGCAAAACTCAAGGAGTTTTTTTAATCTAGAAACAAGGCTTGATTTTTGGGCACTTATTTCTTTTGAAATATAAATGATTTTGCAATTTAACAAATAAGATACAATTTCTTCTTTTTGTTCTTTAGTGAGCATTTTCATATTCTCCTTTTACTTTATATAATAATAAATATTACGATCGCATTCTGCTTGATCGTGTTGTTGATCTACTTCTTGCATACATGTTTCACAAAATGCCATTGTTTAATCCTCCTTTAAAATTAGTGCTTCAATTCGATATGACCATTCATAATCCATATTTTTTTCCGCTAATTTTGCGGTATTTTTTGCCTCTTCATAAGACTTAAAAGCATATTGGTATAAGCCAGAAAATTTCTTTATGTCGTCTCCTTCTTCAAATGGGTCATTACTGAACCAGTGAATTATGTAGATGTTCATTGTGTGTGTCCTCCTTTAATTGTTGTTTCACCATAGGCAGCTTCAATTCCCAATAAGCTTTATCGGCTATTCTGTATTCCTGCTTTGCTTTTTTAAATTGACGTTCTGCCTGTCTTAAAACATCTTCCAACGTACAAAAGATGCCATATTTTATGTCTCTTTCAGTTCTAAGTTCTTCTTCAAGTGTTTTTGTCATTGTGTGTTTCTCCTGTTAATTCTGTAATATTGAATGCTGGATTCTATATTCAAGAGGGCAATCCATATTTTCTTGTTTATCTTCTGCATATTTCTCTGCGTCTTCGTGGTTGTTGAAAACAGTGCTATCAACATATATGCAAGACTCACACCAGCAATCGCCGCCATCGTCATACCAGACAATGCTATAAATGTTACTTTGACTCATTGTGTATTCTTCCATAGTTCTTCAATTCTGTATTTAAAAGGCATACTTCCTGCTGCCACTTCTTTCTCTGCGTACTCTTTGGCTTCTTCGTGACTGTCAAAGTACTGTCCGTCTGTTTCGATATATCCAATATCATCTTGAGTCAGTTTCTCTGGCTGAAACCAGTTAACGATATAAATATCCATGTCCATCATGTGTTCCTTCCTTAATTCATTTGTTGTTGTAAGGCTTTGGTATATACTTTCTGGCATTCGTTTACATACCGCTTTATTTCCCATATTCCCCATTCATATACACCGCTTTTTAGTGCTGCTCTTAAAAGGGAGTCGGCTGAATGTAATTGATCTCTTAATTGTTCTAAGGTCGTTAGTGTTTTATCAGTTGTTAAAAATGGCATTGGCGTATCCTCCCTCTTAAAACGCATAAAAAACGTGAACTTTGTTGCCAATCTCTACTGCGATAAGGCTATTGGTAAATGATTTCAAAGGAACCCTTTCCCAATGTTTATCAAAGTCTTCTTTGGACTCGTATTGTCCAAAGTAATGATTTTTCATAGCTTCTTTAGCACGTTCCAAGCCGTATTCTTTGATTAATGCCCTTCCAAGTACATCATACTTTTTGATAAATTCTTCTTTAGTCATTTGTGTTTCCTCCCTTAATTCTTGTTCTTTGATACAAGCTGTTGCAAAGCCTGTTTTCTCTCATTTATCAAAGTTGGCTCTACAAAATTCTTATAAAATTCACCGTAAGCTTTTGTATAAGCTGCATAAGCTAGATTCTCTGTTAATTTTGCTGCTATTAATTGATCTTTAATCTCTGATCTTTCTGTCATTAATTTATTTTTAAAATCTAAGTGTTTTGCATCAAGTGCAATTTCCTTCGACCACCATTTTTTCTTAAAGAACTCATCAGTATTTGATTGATATTTTTTGTTAATAGCATCTCTTTTCTTACGAGCTTTTTCTAATCTCTTTTCTGATAAGTAAATTTCTCTTTTTGCTAACGCTCTACCAAGATCATCGTGCTCTTTGATAAATTGCTTTTCAGATTGAGAATATTTGCAATCTGCTTGCGTAAACTGGTCGTGATTTGTATAAACTTGAGTAGCCATGATTTTAACTTCCTTTCAGTTAATTTTGTGGTCAGTGGCAGGATGAATTCTCTAGGTTCATCTTGTCACGCTTTCAATGTATCAATCCGCATCAGTCTTGTCAATATCTTTTTTTCAATTATTTTATTACAAAATATTTCAATGAGATGATGTTTTATAATTTTTTATTATTTTAATTATGTAATTTCAATATATTGTTAAGAGACAGTGTGACGCTTTTGGGACAGTTTTGGGACACTTTTTGATCTTATCTTATACCCCTTATATATATGATATATATATATTTTTTTTATATTTATTTATTATTTTTTTTAAACTGTCCTTACTGTCCTGTATAGGGGGGGGTAGTATAATTGGTAGTAGTAGTAATAGGGGTACCCCCCTACTTGCGGGGACAATAGGGACAGTTGCTTGAAAGTATTGGGCTAGAGCCAAGAAAGTGTCCCAAAAGTGTCCCGTAGGCTTGGGACAGTTGGGACAGTTTGAATTTTAAGCCTTTGAAAAAGCTTCTTATTTCTGAAACTTGTCACCCTCAACATTGCTCTCTCTTTTTCAAGGCGTCAATACAAAATCTTGAATGCCCTGTTTTGATTCGCTTTATTTATAGATAAATATAAAATTCAAATAATGAAAATAATGATGATTTTTATATTTAATTTATTTTACGAATATTGTATATTTTGTTACAATATATGAAATATTTATATCTTGTTTTAAACAATTTAAAACAAATATTTTTATATGAGGGTTTTTATGTTTCAAAAAGGACAAAGTGGTAATCCGAAGGGGCGTCCGCGTGGAAGCGGGATTAGTCAAAGAACGCGACTGCTTAACTATTTCTTGGATAAATCAGAAGAGGAATGGCCTGTCGTTTTAGAGGCTTTGTTTTCTAAAGCAAGAGACGGCAACATGCGTGCCATTTCTCTTATCTTTGATTTTAACTTACCCAAAATTCCCTCAACTCATGTGATTGATGATCGCACGAGTCAGGAAGGTTGCGAGAAAACAAAAGAAGAATTACTTGCCATTATCAACTCCTAACTATACGCCTGAACAAAAGGAAGCAGCGCAACAACTCCTTGAGATTATGGAAGCGGAACAATCGCTGCATGAATTCCTCAAACAAGGTTGGACATCCATTGAGGGCGGTGTGCCGTTTATTTCGGGATGGCATATTCAAGCGATTGCGGAGCATTTGGAAGCCTGTTACCGCCGTGAGATTAAGAATCTCCTTATTCATATCCCGCCTCGTTCGTCTAAAACGTCTCTCATCTCGGTGGCTTTCCCCGCGTGGGTATGGCTGCAAGACCCTACACAAAAGTTCATGTATGCGTCTTATGCCGCATCGTTGGCATTGGAACATTCCTTAAAGTGTCGGCGACTCATCGAATCTTCATGGTATCAATCCAGGTGGGGACATCTTTATCAACTGGCGTCCGATCAAAACGCTAAAAGCTATTTCGAAAATACGGCAGGAGGGTATCGTATTTCAACGTCTGTGGGGGCATCCGCAACGGGTCGTGGGGGAAATATCCTTGTGTGTGATGACCCGAACAATGCCAAAGATGGCGAATCTGAGCTTAAACGAGATGGGACTAATTCCTGGTGGTCGCAGGTGTGGTCGACCCGTCTCAATGACCCCAAACAAGACGTTAAGATCGTTGTGCAGCAACGTTTGCATCAGCAAGACGTGTCAGGTTATGTCATGTCGGGGGATGATAGCAACGAATGGGTGCGCCTTATTTTGCCTATGGAGTTTGAATCAAGCCGAAGAGCGACAACCATTATTTTACCTTCGACAAAAGGAAAAGTTTGGCAAGACCCTCGCAAGAAAGAGGGCGACCTCCTCTGTCCTGATCGTTTCAGCATGAAAGAAGTCAAACGATATAAAGCTGACTTAGGGTCTTATGGTTATGCGGGGCAATACCAGCAACGTCCTGCTCCCGAAGAAGGGGGCATTATCAAGAAGCATTGGTTTAGATGGTGGAAGCAATCGGCACCTCCGCCTTGCAAGCATATTATCCAGTCGTGGGATACGGCTTTAGAGGCGAATGACAAGAACGCTTATTCAGCCTGTACCACCTGGGGCGTCTTTGAGCATAATGGTGCCATGAATGTTATTTTGCTTAGTTCGTGGCGCGGAAAGGTGGAATACCCTGACTTGCGAACGCGCGCACAACGGCTTTACAAAGATTACAGGGATATGGGCGATGAAGAGCTTAAACCTGATGGTCGACATGTTCCTGATACTGTGTTGATCGAGGCTAAGGTATCGGGTATTTCTCTTGTGCAGGAAATGATGCGTGCAGGCGTTAACGCTTTTCGGTTTAATCCCAACAAGTATGGCGATAAGGTGCAGCGGGTCAGGCTTGTCACCCATCTCATCGAAGGTGGTCGTGTGTGGATGCCTGCCAAGCCGCCTGAGTATACAAAATTGCGTTCCTTCGCAGAGATTTTCATTGAAGATGCCGCGATCTTTGCTGCTGACGGCACAGGTACGCGAGACTTGGTTGACACCATGACGCAAACGTTAATACGCCTCAAAGACGGCGGGTGGATCACCCATCCTGCGGATGAAGAGGTTGAGTCGTATCATCCCATCGAGAAGAAATTTTATGGTTGATTATTTTTTTGTAAGATTTAACAAGATCAAAAAAAATATTTAACATTTTTAAGAAGACTCCCTTTATTTTCAATGTGCAAGAGTCTTAGTTTTTTCCTTAATATTGAACAAAAGAATAAATTGGATTTAACATCTTCTGCTTTTGCCATCAGCCCAAAGAAAATTTTACGGTTGATTTATTATTTTAAATAATTTTATTCTGCTGTATGCAAGGTTAATTGTCTGGCTTTGCATAATTCAGTAACTATCTAAAAAGGCGTAGTTTAATAAAACAGCATCTTTTGGTCGGGGGTTCTCGGCGTGGATGACGTTGCAGGTGAAAATCCTGTCGCCTTTTTAAATTTTAGGGGAAAATAAAGAAATGACAGTAAATAAATGTCCTTTCTTTTTTTAGAAGATGAGGATGTATAATGACAATGTGTGTGGGGAGAATAGGAATAAATGAATTTGTTTATGGCACAGATCAGTCTTTTCATGCTTGTGAGATTGATCGTCTTCGAACAGAAAATGAATTTCTGCGCCATCAGGTTAGAAATATGAGAAAAGAATGTGACACTGCCATAGATCGAGCATCGAAAAAAGAGAATAAAGAGGAAATTGATCCAAAAATTATATATAGGTTTCATCCTGAAAATATAGCTGAAGAGGAAGAGTATTTTAAAAAGAGATATTCTGATGAGCAACAACAAGAACTGAGAATAAAAGCTCTTGAGCTTGCTGTTCAAGAAATTGATAACATGGGATGTAATAATAGCGTAGATCGAGAAAGATTGATGTTTAATGCAGCTAATCGCTTTTACAATTACATCACAAAGGGTGAGTAATGATATGATTGAATCATTTTCCTTGATAGCTCAGAGGTAGAGCAAACGCCTGTTAAGCGTTAGGTCGTTGGTTCGATCCCAACTCAAGGAGCCAAATATCCATTTTCCCTTTAATGACGAAAATCGTTAATAACGTTAGTTGCTGTATCCTTTAATAAGGAATTTGTTTTTATACGTTACTTATTCTTCATTATTCCAAAAGCAAATAATAGCAGTAGCAGAAATAGCAACAATCACGACTAATAAAACTAATTCCAATTCATACCTCTTTTAACGGGCTTCCACCATCGTCAGAAACTTAAGGCATTTCTCACTGTTTCTATCAGGGTCTGACAACAGCCATTCCTGTATTTTCGTGGGTGATTTTCCTGCCATCAGAAACAGAATATCGGGATTAATGCCGAATTCCGTCGCGATCAAAGATAGTTTAATATTGGACGGAATGGGATAATTGTGACGTTCTAGTAGGCATATTTCATATTGTCGCATTTGGGTTTTTTCAGCGAGAGAGGCCTGAGTAATACGCTTTTGAAACCGTTTGAATCTTATAAATTCACCAAGAGTCATTCTTTCTCCTATGATAATTGTCTCCTTATTTAAAATAAGCAATAATTATTTAAAAATTAATATAATCTTCATTTATACTTTAAACAATTATTGGAAGGAATTATAATTAACCATTATTATTTATTCAATATATTTTTATGTAAAGTTCAATTTTAAAAGTGGACGATCTTTCAACCTTAGGTATTTTCCCTTCCTTGTCCGAAGATGATGGACAACTTGCTCTTTCTCCTCCTCAAGAGGAAGGTATTGAAGAGCTTGTCTCTGAAGACATGGAAGAACAAAAAGAGAGCGACTTTTACGAAAATCTCGCTGAGCAAATGGACGAGATGCAGCTTGGCAGGATTGCATCAGAGCTTTTAGAAGGCATTGAAGAGGATAAGAGTTCCCGCGCCGAATGGGAGCAAGCCAATGAAAAGGGTTTGAAGTATTTAGGATTCAAGTTGGAAGAAGCCAAGGAAGTCCCTTTTTTACAGGCGTGCAGGGCGTTTGACACCACCTTATCTACGGCTCTTTTGCGAAGCTATTCAACGGCGCGGGCGGAATTGTTCCCTGCGGCTGGCCCTGTGACCAGCAAAATAGCAGGAGAAAGTAATGAAGCCCTGGAAGATCAGGGCGAGCGCGTCAAAGAATGGATGAATTATTATCTCACAGACTATGACGAGGAATATTATCCCGATTCCGAACGTCTTCTTTTGTATACCACCATGATCGGGTGCGGATTCAGGAAAGTTTATCAAGATCCCGTTTTAAAGCAGCCTGTGGCGCGCTTTATCGATCCTCAATACTTTATCGTCAACAATAATTGTGTGAGTCTTCTCAGTTCTAACAGGTTGACTCATGAATTACGTTTGAGCAAGCGCGAAATCTTGCTGCGCCAATTGAGCGGTTTTTATCGGGATATCGATTTGCCCTTTTTAACCGATGGGGAAAGTGATGAGTCTTCTTTAACCCAGACAGTGCAACAAATGGAAGGCGTCAAACCTGACAAAAAAGGCGATAAGCCTTCCTTGTTTACCTTTTACGAAGTGCATTGTGATGTGTCTTTAGAGGGCATGGATATTTTTGAAAACAAGGACAAAGACGTTCATTTGCCATTGCCCTATATTGTGACCATTTGTGAAAATAGCCGCCAAATCTTGAGTATTCGTCGTAATTGGGAAGAGAGTGATCCTGATTACAAACGCATTCAATACTTTGTCCAATATAATTATCTGCCGGGATTCGGTCTGTACGGCATTGGTCTGGCCTCTCTTCTGGGGTCTAATTCCGTTGTTTTGACATCCTTGTTGCGCCAGTTGGTGGACAAGGGGACGTTATGTAATTTTCCAGGGGGATTAAGGGCTAAAGGGCTGAAGCTGGAGAGCAATGACAAGGCCATTGGCCCTAGCGAATTTCTGGAAGTAGATACGGGCGGCTTGCCCCTTCAGCAAGCGATTATGCCCATGCCTTATTCTGAACCTTCGGTTGTTTTAAAGGAGCTTCGCAATGAAATTGTCCAACAAACTCAAAATCTTGCATCGACGGCTGAGACTCAGGTGGCAGAAAATAAAGCTGATGTGGCCGTGGGGACAATTTTAGCCAGTTTAGAAGTTTCCAATCGCGTTATTTCTACTGTTCTTCGATCTTTTCATGTGTCGTTAGGACGAGAGCTTAAACTCTTGTATAACCTTTTCGGCAAGTATTTACCTGATACGCCCTATCCTTTCCTGGTGCCTGGCAAGCAAATTTCTATTATGCGGCAGGACTTTAACGACAGGATCAAAATCATTCCTGTTTCCGATCCTGTATTGTCCACGTCTATGCAGCGCACGTTAACAGCGCAGGCAGTCATGCAGATCGCCGAGCGGTGGCCTCAGCTTCACAACATGAAGAATGTCATTCGCCGCACTTACCAATCCATGCGGGTCGATAACATTGACGAGATTCTCCCCTCCGATCAGGAAGCTATCCCTCTTGATCCCATTACGGAGAATATGAACATCCTTGAGGGTAAGCCTGTGACGGCAGCCGTTTGGCAGGATCATCCGTCTCATATTTTAGTGCATACCCAATTTTCGCACCAAAATCCCGACAAGCAAGCGGAGATCATGGCGCATATCTTCGTCCATCGGGCTTATGACTATGCCATCAAGATGCAGTTGGCGATGGGTCAACAAATGCCATCTTTGGAAGAATTGACTAATCCTGAAATCCAGAACCAGATCGCCTTGCAAGCGGCACAAGTGACGCAGCAGCAACAAATGGCTGAGGCAGAAGAGATCAAGCGTCAAACTGTCGATCCTCAACAGGTCATGATGATGGACATTCAGCAGCGGGAGAAGGCGGCTCAATTGAAACATCAAGAGGCGCAATTGAAGGCCGAGACGGAAGCCTTTAAGGCACAGCTTCAGTTTGAGTCGGAAAAGAACAAACAGCGTATCGCCCAGGAGATGGCAGACGATAAGCATGAAACAGATTTAGAGATTCAGGAAATGAAATTGAGGGAAAAAGGCAGGGAATCTGCCCTGCAGGATTTTGGGAGGCATTCCCAAGACTAAAGGATGGATAAGATATCCATTTTTTAGAGTGATATCAACGTTGACGAAATGAGGAGCAAAATGAGTAAGGGAAAAGAATGTTACAAAGAGGGTGGTTTACTGGAATCTCACCGTAAGACCCGTTACGAGGAACATATGGTTGGAGAAAAAAAACATGCTGTTCATCATGGACATGAAGGTGAAAGGAAGCATGAACGTCATCACAAACATGAGGGTGAAGCAAAACATGCTCGTCATCTGAAACATGAAATGGGAATGGTTGGCGAAAAAAAATGTTCTCACCATCTTAAGCATGGAGGCAAGGTTCAGGAATTTGCGATGGGCGGCGTTGCCAAGATTCGCCACCAGCAATCGACGCCTAAAGGTTTCCCTGTTAAAAGGGCTGCCCGAAGCGTATGAGCAGTGTCACTTTTTATGAGGCGGCTCTGGGGATGCTTCGGAATCGAATGGCAGATTATTCCCAGACGTTGATATCAGGGCATATGGAAGATTATGCCCAATATCGTGGGCTTTGTGGACGCCTACAAGGATTAAGAGAGGCGGAAGAAGACTTGAAAAACCTTTATGGTCGTATGTATGACCGCCGTTCTTTTCGTGAGGGGGTAGAGGATGCTTAGCTTTATCGAAGCCCATGAAGCAGAAGAAGGGAAAGCTTTTGTAGAGCAGCAGATGGGGTTTTCGGTGCCCCCTTTATATAAAGACTTTATTGCCGTCAAACTGTTCATTCGGGACGAAGATATTTTTACTTTTGCCGATGAGCAGGGGAAAGAAGTGAAGATTTTTTTACCCCAGACCGTAAGTTGTTATGAAAAGTTTCATAGTTGTGTGGCTCTTGTGGTGGGGATGGGAAAAGGATGTGAAGAGCCTGCTTACAGGGTTGGAGATTTTATCATGATTCCCCGTAATGAAGGGCAACAGGTAAATTGTCGGGGATATGTCCTTCATTTCCTCAAATACAACAAGGTTTACGCTATTGTGGATAAACCTGAAGAGATAGAAAGAGTATAGGCATGATTTTTTTAGAAAATGACTTTGACACGGTGATGGCGGAATTGGGCGAGTGTCCTCGTCCCTATGGTCCTCATCTTCTTTTAAAGATTCGCATTCCCCCTGAATTTAGCAAGAACATTATTATTCCTGATGAAGCCCGCGAGAAATGGCATTACGGGGGTATTGTGGGCATGGTTCTCGCCATAGGCCCCGATTGTTACAAGCCGGATCGTTTCAAGAATTATGATCAGCCCAAAGTAGGCGATTGGGTTATTTATCGCTTTGGTCAGGGACAAAAGTTTTTCAAAAGAAGGGTTCCCCTTATTTACCTCACCGAGGACGACATTCTAGGCGAGGCTATAGGCAATCCTGATGATTACACAAGGGACTAACAGATGACGATACAAGACGAAAATTTTGAAGATCATTCATTTCCTCAAGAAGGGGATGGAGAAGGGATTTCTTCTTCGGAAGAGACGAAGACTGGACAAGAGGAAGAACCTGTAGAAGGGGGGCATGATGAAGGTGAAAACACACGTCAGGGCAAAGAGCAGGACGACGACGAGAGTGATGAAAAACGTCAGCTTTCTACGCGCAAGTTTATTGTCAAGCTTCAGCGGGACAGGCTGAGGGCGGAACAGGAAGCGAAAGAGCTTCGGGAAAAGGTCGCTCGCCTAGAAGAAACCGCAGGGTATATGAACGATGGTGTTTTAAAACAACATGCTGTCACTGCTAACTTGATGCTGGAAAAAGCCAAGTTGGCGAAAAAACAAGCCCTTGAAATGGGAGATACGGACGCCATTATTCAGGCGGATCAAGAAATTGCTACAGCGACGGCACAGCAGGAATATCTTAAAATGATTCCTATGCCGTCTCCGTCTAAACCTGCGCCCACGCAACCCGTTTATGACGATTATAGTGAGGAAGGGACGGCCACTGATCCTGCTATTGAACGGTGGCTTACCCGTAATCCCTGGTGTGATGAACGCAGTCCTGATTATGATCCTGACAAGGCCGCGGATGTTTTGGGGTATGCAGCAGGGTTAGATACAGTCTTAACGCGCCAGGGA